CACAGCACGAGCACTTATCCAGGCGGGCCGAACGGATGCAACAGAGAAAGCACTTGCTAAACGTATGCGACCCAAGGTTGGAGAACTGGCCGAGCTTACCAGAAAATCCGGCCTGGGAATACAAGGACAGGGGTCTTAGCTTCAACAGGGTGGGCGGGCCCCGGCCCCGCATGTACCCCGACGAGACCCTCCTGAAAGACCCCGTTGACAAGACACAAAAAAACGAGCCACCCGCTGATGCGGGGACTCGCTGTGTTTGGGAGGGTAGGAAGCCTACTAGATTTTTGGGTGCTTAGCCTTCGGTAGCATCGTCACGGTTGCCTCTGGCAGCCTCTCACAGAACGCCTCTAAGGAGATGAAGGATTCCTTGGGGGCGCTTTTGTATCTGCTGTGCCCAGGAAGATACTCTTCGCCTCCCGCCAGCAGGCTCTCGGTATCGATGAACATAACCGCACCATTACGCGAGCTAACCACTGCCCACCAGTCTGGCTGGACGTCCCGTTTATCAAATCTCGATACTGGATCGACAGTGACGGTGGAAAAGGGCCATGATTCGGGGGTAACGAAAGGATATGATCTTGCTTTGACATCAAGATGCAGCTGCCACGAAGCACTGACTGGGGTTCCTGGTTGGGATCCGATAAGGAGATCATAAGGGTCGGAGTACTGCTGGGCCTGGACACGGTCTGGACGAGTCCGCAGGGGGTGTATCGCTCCCCAGTGACCACGCATTTGGATTTGTTGCAGCACGTAGAGCTCCCACCGGTAGGCATCTACCATAGCATTGAGGAATGTATTGTCACTCCCTCGGGCGTTGGACAGAGCGGTATCCAGCTCCGCCGTAGCCTCGGACGGGAGATTAAACGGAATTGTGTCACACATACGTAATGCTACTATATGTTGTGGTTTAGAGTCCACCCGACATGAACGCCACGAGGACGTCTTTCACAGGTACTCCCGACTGGATCATCTGCATCGCCTCCGGGGGTAACTGTTGTAGGATCGCGGCTAGGTCAGGGGAGCTCGACCCCATCGCTGAGGGACCCGGTGGTGCCATGCTCGCTGCTGGACCCAGTCCGCCCTGCGGCATGTAGGGGTTGGGTGGCGCTGGCGCATTGGCTGCTTGCGCCAGGGGTGGTGCACCGGGTGGGGCCACCTGATTGATAGGTAGATCACCGCGGATGGCGCCCGCCGCGTCATCAGCGAACCCGCCCAGAGGGCTGCCGCCCAGTGCGGCTGCTGCCCCGGGGTTTTCTAGGGTCTCTCGGCCGAAGCCAAGGCCCGCTTTGACCCGCCCTGCGAGTCCGGCTGCACCCCGTAGGCCTCCCACCATACCAGAGATATCGCCTGGGGTCACAGGCATTGCACCCTGCAACATCGTGCTGGGGTCCATGCCCTGAATGGGGTTCACACCCGGCTGTGACTCACCGATGAACTGCTCAGGGCCACCTCCGGTCATCTGGCTGAGGTACTGATTCAGCAGCTCTTGGATACCGCCGATGCCACCGGCAGCTGCTCCGTACATTCCTGTTGCTGACATTACTTCTTCTCCTTTGTCTTGACCTCTGGCTGCCTCTTGGCAAACTCAGGGATCTCTGTCTCGGTACAGGTACCGCCGATGCGGTAGGCTGCCTTCTCTAATTCTTGCTCGTAGTTCACGGCCACGCCGGCCAATACCGCGTTGCTGCGATCGTTCTTAACCTTTTGCAAGTTGCCATAGCTGCCCCACTTTTGCAACACTTCCTTACATTGTAGGATGTGGGCAAACTCGTGAACAAGGGTGGAGGCGTAGCGATCCGGCTCACGCCACAGGGACCACTGCTCGCTGACCAGAATTGCCAAAGGGTTGATGTCGCAATTCACGGCACCCGACACAGCAGGGTTGGCGAAGGTGGTAGGCACAATCTTGACAAGTTTGAAGCCCAGCAGGAGGTCAATCTCGGAGACGCTCGCCAGTTCAGGGAACTCATCTCTGAACGCCTGCTCACAGCGGGAGGTGCGAAGGGCCTTGCGTGCTATGTTAAGGCCGGCGTTGAAGGCCTTAGCCTTGTCGACATACTGTGGGTCTAGTTCAACCGCGTGGGTGGCCAAGGCGAGGCACAGTGCTAGGATGGTGGCAACTTGCCACACCTTATTCCGCACGTTTCTCTGCCAATCCGCGCAAGAAGGCAACATCGGTCTTGATCTGGATGACATCGCTCTGGATGCCCCTGACCTGTTCGCTGGTGATAACCCTTTGGGCTACCAGGCCTTCGATGTCCTTCTCCATGGTGGTGGCCCATACCGCACCCGACACTAGGAGTGAGATTACTAGCCAATTGGCCTTCAACCAGCCGCTAAGGGGTCCCGACTTACTCTTCATTTGTTACTCTCCTAGTGTGGCAAACTCTGCCATCAATGAGGGATCGTTTCTGATGGCGTTGTATGCGTTCATCGCCTGATAGGCGACCATCGTCATCGTCTGATCGATTTGTAATAGCAGGTCGACCCGCTCTTCCTGTGTCATAGTGTCGTCCGACCTTATGCGACGCCGAAGCTTGTGGAGTGCGGAGAGCTGCTTCGTCCCGTCTTGCAGGATGAGAGCAGGTCCGAACTCGGGGTGGTCGCGCATGATGTCGACCAGCCTATCGGCGTTCTGAGCATGCTTGGCGTACTCCATACTGTTGAGGATCTGGGAGTCTTCCTCCCAGGCGTCATACATGGCACGGACTGGGGCGGAGTCTGACCCCCACGGTTCCGAACCATACAGTCCACCCAGACCGGGGTGATCTGTCCAGTCGCTAACATGACTGGGGCGCTCGGGGAAAATACCGAGCGACTGCGCGCCGAGGTCGGCCCATTTCATGACCATACCGCCGACTGATCCAGTATACGCCCTCACCAGGTAGCCAGCCTGAATGGGGTTAATTCCTAGCTTACCTAGCGTAACAGCGTTGATACCCTTGGCTAGGTACCTCTCTATGGGAGAGGTGGTCTCGGTGTAAACATCGTCCGGGTGTAGCCCTGCCATGTGAAGACGGGGCGGGACGATAGGTGCATCAAAAAAGGTGTCGTAGTTTGCCTCAATACTGGCCACAGGCTTCAAGATCTGGGGCATGATCTGCGCTATCGCTGTACCTGGTTTCTTGGGGACGGCGTAGCGTGCGACCGAGTTGGTACTGGCGTAGTCTGCCAGCTGGTCACGTACATAGTCCATCCAGGGGAGGCCTTTTAGCAGGGGGTCACCGTCGATGCGGTCCTCTACTGCTATTGGTCGTCCTCCTTCGTCCAGTCCTGACATGCCCATGGTAAGAGCAGCCAGGGTACCCACCCCAGCCGGTCCCATGCCTTGCTTAGCATCGAACATAGATTCCTGAAATTTGTCTCGTACTTCACGGGTACTCCCTCCTGGCCAGAGCATTTCCTCCATGGACTTCACCGCACCTGGGTCGTTGACTGCCAAGAAGTCCATCATCTTGTGGATAGATAGTCCGAACACGCCATTGATTGTACCTAGCGGGCGTGGGATGCGGCCGAACTTCTTGTACTCCTCGTTAAATCCGAACGGGTGCAGGTACAGATCCTTCTCGATCTGCCCCTTGGCCTGGTAGTCAGGGTTGTCAAAGTTCAGGTACCAGTTGGCCAGGGCGGGGAGTGTGATGTAAGTGAAAGCCTTGGTGGTGGTCGACAAGGGGGCGTCTTTGAAGGCCTTGCCAAAACGCCACATGTCTTGGAGCTCGGCGTTGAAGAAGGGGTACAGGCCATTGAGCGTTTCTCCGTACTTACCGTGGCGTGCAAAGTCGAGGGTGATGTTCCTGACTTCATCCACCATATCGGCGTCCCACATGATACCGTCCAGGCCATCACCTGTTCTCATCATGGCCTGCTGTTCGGGACTGATCTTACGAGCCGTTTCTAGGCGGGTGAAGAAGCCTTTGCGTTGCTCCCGCTTGCCCAGCATGCGGGCCCAGCCCGAGAACCCACCAGCAGCCTCGTCCAGGGAGCGCAGGAAGCCATACCTCTTGCCCCTCTTCGCCCTAGACACAGCCCTGGCCCCGGCGCCTACCCTGGTACCCTCCTCAAACAGCTGAGACACACGCCCCGCAAGGTTGATGAGGGGGTTGCGGTCCAGTGCGGACTCTTGACGGAGGCGCTTAGTTTTGTATGACTGCGCTGAGCCTCTCACCCTGGCGCTGATGGTTTTGGCTATGTTACCTTCGGACCTAGCGTCAGCTAGGAAGGCCTTTCCGGTTTGCCGCATACCTCCCAAGTCTGGGTCGTGGAGGATCTTGCCATAGTCCGAGATCTTGGCGCCAGCTTGGTTCAGATTGAGAGCGAAATTCTCTCCATTCTTCCCCATGTAGTTGCTAACTTCGTCAGACTGACCACCACCGTAGTGACGGTACGCCTGATACACCGGGGAGTCGGTGGCGATATGGTACAGACCACGGAACCAGTCCGTCACCGGGACGTATCCATACTTGGAGAGAGCAGCGGCCATGAACTGGTCACGCATTGGATTACGTACGATGAAGGACAGTCCGAGGACGGTCATCTTACGGAACAGGCCGGTTGCCTTGCTAGAATATTTCAACATGCCGCTGAGCACGTTCATGGATGCCGGGTTGAGGGACTGCATGGCGATCACCATACCGGGATCGTCGAACAGGTAGCCCACCCTCTCTACGCTACCGTCTGCCTGCTTGGCAAAGGACACCATGCCGTTCTCGGGGGTGATCCTCTGCATGCGAGCCACGGCCTTAGCGTCAGTGATCCTGCGCACACCTTGCAACATGCCCATGTCTGTCGTGGTTTCGATAGCTTCACCGAGCAGATTGCGGACACGCTGCCGGTTGGCCCACTTGTGGATGGCCACCGAGCGACGCATCATAACAGGCATAGGATCTTCGATCATGCGGCTGACGTCGGTGCCTAGGCCATGCTTCCGCCTGGCGAGAGGGGTCGGATCGGAAGGTAGGCCCTTGCCGTGCTTGGCCTTCTCAGCGATCATACGCCCTGCATCGTCTGCCGCGTCGAGGTCAGCGACGAACTCGTGACCCATCAGGTCGCGGAGGAAGTCCTTGTCTGCACGGCTGTATGGGGCATAGTTGTCACCCAATAGCTTCACCATGCGGTCATAGCCCTTTTGGTCTACGCCGCCCACGTCCAAGATGGTGTCGATGGAGGCCCTGCGATACCAGTCACGCTGCGCATCTACGCGCTTGACCATCTCTTCGAACTGCCCAGTACCGCGGTACAGGTTCTCAATCCGGGCCTCAGCTTCTTGGATGAACTTGATGTCTGCGGGGGTGAAGTCGACGATGGACTCGCCGGCGGCTTCCGCTATCTTCTGTGCCTCAGCAAAGTTGCCCTTCGCGTGGCCCATAAAGAGGTTGAATTTGGGGATCAACGTAGCGGTAGACTGATTGTAGGCCATCCAGGCCATGGCGTCCTCTACGAAATCACCGTCCACACCCTGCCATAGGGACTGCATGCCGGGACCGGTGCTCTGTGCGACGTGTACACCGTCAGGTCCTTTGACCCAGTTGACAGTGTCAGCTACCAGCGGGCTAGTGGCCATGTCCTCACCAGATCGCATATGGTTGACCAGCATATCCATCTCTTTACCCTTGCCGATGGATCGAGCTGCCTTTACGGGTTTGGAGTACCTATCAAACCAGTTGGCCTGAAAGGCTTTACCAAAACGCCGGATGCGCCCCATGCCGGTTTCATTCTTGACGGGGGCCATAGAAAGGATGAACTGCTTGCGGTCCTCTCGGACCATGCCCTTGGCATCTATCAGATTCTTGACCACATCATCTGCTGCGTCGGCGTCATCCAGGGTTTTTACCAGGAGCTTACGCATGGCAGGCAGGTGCCCTGCGACGTCCTCCCCCTTCTCTAAGGCGTTGATGGCCTTGATGAGGGGTATGGCCTGCACACCGGCTTTTACGCCCTTAATGGCTTTGCCTACGGCGAAGCTGATGCCCACAGCGTAGGCCGTGGATGATCCGGTCGCACGGGCGAGCTCACCGGCCGTGACGGGCCCTAGGAGGGGAATGTCCCACACTCTGGCATCAGGGTTGAAATCACCTGTGACATAGTCTGCCTGTGTCTGAGTCCAACGTTCGTTGAGCTGGTCTGCCTTCTGGTGGATCTCAGACTTGACTCGCTCTTCATCCTCGGGGTTCAGCTTGCCATTGATCCAGCCGTAGAGATCTTCTGGCATCATAGCCAGCTCTACGAGCTCACGAGTAGCCGCTGTTCCACCCGCCCTGATAAGGCCCACGTCCTCGACACCGTCGTAGGTAGTGGTACCACCGGTCAGGTTGGGGCGTGATAGATCTATGGCGGCGCGCTGGTTGGTGTTAATGAATACCTTGCCGAGAGGGCGCCCATACTTGCCCCGCCACTCATCACCCTTACCAGTGATGGTGACCTGGGTGCCAGGCTGCACTTTACTACGCAGGTCCTCGGCGGCTGCTGTGCCTTCCGGGGTAGCGAGTGGGCCACGAGACTCCTCAGTGTTGATAGCGGCGAACCGAACGTCGCGCTCCTCACCTGTACCCATCTCGATAACGCGCACAGTGTCAGCGTCTATGACCTCTTTGATACGGGCCTTGTACTGGATGGGGTAGTCTGACTCGACTTGGTTGCCGAATACATCTTCTTCGGTGCCAGCATAGGGGGATCCTTCAACCACTCGGGAGGGGGTGAGCGAGGGTAACCCCCCATGCTGAGCGACGAATTCTGAGAAAGCCTGTGACCCTATTTTGAGATCTAGGTCTTGTGCGGCCAGGCTGACATCGAAGGTGCGTACTGGTCCTGGGTTCTCCGTCAGGATTGCTTCGTCTTGCAACTCCGACGTTGCCATCAAATTGTTGAATGCCTGATCCGCCCCGCCGACTGACTTGGACGGGGTGCTCATGAAGCGGTCGAAGGCTAGGCCAGCCTGGCCTTGACCGACAGGTTTATCACTTCCGAGCAGCCGGGACAACGCAGCATCAGCTCCACTTCTGTCTCCCCCTCCACTGGATAGAAGAGAGGGATCCCTCTCCTCCACAGGTGGTAAGACATAGCGTTCGTTGAAGCGTTTCCGGTATGCGGTGGGCTCGTCCCAATCGAATGCTCCTTTACGGTCGACATTGCCCATACCCGCGTTGTACGCAGAGAGGGCTGTGTCTAGGTCGTTAGGGTAGCGATCGATCAGTTGACGCATGTACTGCGCCTGGGCATGGATGTTCTTGTCGGGATCGAAGAAGTCTTCTTCTGTGTGCAGACCGAATTCCGCACCGGTGGCTGGCATGAACTGAGCAATACCACGAGCCCCCGCGGGCGAAACCGCGCGGGGGTTGAAGTTGCTCTCGATGCTGGCCTGGGTGCGGAGAATGCCAGGGTCTATCCCGTACCTTGCGCCGTACCGCTGAAAAGCAGCGTCATACGGCGTGGGATTGTAACCATAGAGTGGTGCCATTTATCGTCCTTGCAGTTTTGCGATGATTTGATCTTTCTGCTCAGGGGTATAGGAACCCCAGTGTTGCTTAATGTCATCGGGTGCGTTGGCGGGTGGGCCCGCTGACCCAACGCCCTGCTCCCCGGCTGCGGCTATCTCCTCCTTAGTCAAGCCCTCTGCGAGCGAGCGTAAGGCGGCTTCGCTGGTGATCTGGGGGAACTTCTTGCGTGCAGCCGCCATCCTAGCCGCATCGTCTGCGCCTTTGGCCTGCTGCTTCACGTCGGCCTTCCGAGTCTCTTCGGTGATGCGGTCCTGGTTGCGGAACTGGTTCCACCCAGTCTCGTCCAACCACTCGTCACCGACCTTGTAGTATCGACCGTCGTCACGAGTCTCGGTCTCGTAGTAGTTACCCTTACTGTCGCGGGAGTAGCTGCTCTGACCCCGCCCGTAGAGGGCCTCTTGCCTTTCTGCGTCGGACATGCCAGCTAGGACATCTGCCTGGTGCTCCTGCACAGTCTGGCCCTTGCCGAGCTCCTTGTAGCCTTGGAGCATCTGCATGCGCTCAATCTCTCTCTGACGCTTCAACTCTTCGAAGGGAAGCTGAGCGTTCGCAGCGGCCATGCCGGGAGCCGAGGCGCCCATGCCACCAGCGATGCTGAACGGGTTGGCACCGAATCCTTGTGCGATGCTGGCCCAAAAATTGTTCTGTTGGTCGGCACGCAGGGCGTCATCCATTTGGAGAGTCTGGGTGTCATACGACCTGTTGAAATCGCCCAGGGGACTACGATCCACCGAGCTGTCAATCATCCCGGGTGGTACCGTTGGGCTTACCTGGCTGGGGTCTACCCCACCCTCTGGGAACCCGATCCCCAGATTGGGGAGCTGGGCAGGAGGGGGAGGTATAGGTATGTCGGCGGGCGCTGGTCCAGCCGTCATCGGACCCTGTGGCCCCATAGGCTCGTTGAACGGCCCGGCCGGTGCTACCCGACTAGGATCGTATGGAGAAGCCGGGGCAATTGGCATCGGCATGGGCACGCCTTGGGGCGGCTGGTTAATGGGCTGTGGCATTGGCGCGCTGGGTCCGCCGAATGGACCCGGTCTCAAATGTGGAGCGATCTGCTGCAAGAGGCCCATGATGCCGCCAAATGACGGTGCCTGTCCTCCGAACATTATCCCTTACCTCCGCCCTGTCCAAAGGGCTGAAAGCCGAACTGGGTACCGAGCTGGTTGCCAAACCCGGCGCCTGCCAGGCCACCTGATACAGCCGCATTGAAGGGGCTAACCTGTGGACCCTGACTCGTTGACTGGCTGCTACCGAAGGCCTGCTGATAGGGCAGCATGCTCTGTCCGTAGTCGTGGGCTAGGCCGAGTGCTCCGAGGCCCTCACCCTGTTGTTGCATACCGGCCATCTGGCTACCGAGGCCAAAGACTGCCATCTGTTGGGCGAACCTGGCCTGTGCATCCTGTGACGAGATACCGGCGCGAACGCCTCTGAGCTGCTGGTCAGCCGAATACCTTTGCGCAGCCGCCGCTATATTGGCTGCCGCCTTGGTAGCGTCATTTTGGAAACCTGAGCTGTCGTATGCCGACTCCCTGCCAGACCACGCCTGGTTAGCTGCGGCCTGCTGAGCTCTCATCTGGGCGTCATAGTCAGCGAGGAAGCCTGCCTGTTGCTGACCCAGGTTCTCACCAAAGTCATCAGACATCTTGCCCCTGCCGGCCGCCATCATGCCAGAGATTCCCATGGTGCCACCACCTCCGACGAACTGCCCCATTGCTTCACCGAGGCTCTGTCGTAGGGACTCTTGGTTCTCACCCCGCAGCGCCGCTAGGCGCTCTTGGATGATGGGGTTGTTCTCCATGTTCATGAAGTCTGCGCCCAGGACTCGCTCTTCGTATGGGTTGAAGGCGACGTTGTTACCGGCTAGGCGTTGGAAGATACCGCCGCCACCACCGCCTCCTCTGCCTCCGCCCCCTGCGATTCCTCCGCCGCCCCACCCCCACCCCCACCACCCCCACCACCACCGCCACCACGCCTGCGGCCTCCACCAAAGGTGGAACCCATCAAGTCTTGGAACATGGCGCTCTGGTATCCGCGTGGGCCGAAGTTCACGTTCTGTTGGGCATTGTTGTACATGTTCTCGTACCCCTCTGCCCAGCGGTTTGCCTGCCCCGGTCTCCACGCGGTGTTCTGCGAGGATGTGGTAGTGGGACGGTTGGCGGCTTCCGCCTGACCCTTTCCGCCCATCATGCCACCGAGAGCTGAGGCTCCCATTGCTGCTGCCATTGGCCAACCCATTAGTACTCCTTCACGTATTCTACGTAGCGGGCCCTATACCCGCGTCGTTTAGCTATTGATGCAAAGCGCTTATCTGCGCTGACAAACTTAGTTGACTGGTATCCATACTGCTGGGCCAGCTCTTCGAACTTGTCCCATGCCGTCAGTAGCACCCTTACGCTACCGCCTTCAAAACCACAAAAGGGGACGTTGAGACACATACCCTTCGCGGTGGGTATGTCTTCGGTGATGAAGGCTCCGACCGGCTCACCGTCCACCGCCACGAAGAAGATCCCGGCTGCCCCCGTCCTCAGGTGGTGATACAATACATACATTGTGCAGAGATCTTCCGATGCCCGCAGTGCTTCGCGGAGCATAGGGCGTACGGCAAACCAAAACTTAGCTAGGTCTCCCGGCCCCTGGCTGAGGACTACGCTTACTGTCTCTGCGATGGTAGGTACTCCACCTTAGCGCCATAGCAATAGGCGTCATCTGCGTTCATAGTGTCTGTCGCGTGGCTTTCTAAGCGTTTGATGCGGAGGGAAAGGGCGAAGTAGGTGCCCATAACCACCGGAGTGGTGGTATTGAAGACGGTCTTGATTGGTTCGAGCGCGTTGATGCCAGCCTGTGCTACGCTCACTACGAGCGTGCTGGTTAGTGACAGGAGGTTGACTGACGCTGCCGCCACGTCCTGCCCCTTCATTTGCACCTGCATTAGATACTCTTCGGTGTTCGTTGCCGTACCATCATCGCTGGTCCAGAGAGTGACGCGCAGGTTGCCCTTGCGCCAGTGCGAAGGCCGGTTGAACGAGAAATCGATGAAATCATCGTTGGCCGTGCGAAAGACATAACACGGGAAGCCACCGAGGAGGGCGTTACCGCCGCCAGAGTTTCTGCCCTGGTCAGGGGTGAAATTTTGCTGGGCAGTGAAGTAGTGGTCTTGCAGATAGTCATTGGTGGACCGCTGAATGTTCTTCGTCTTGATCCGGTCGCCCTCGGCGCCGTATTCAATGACGGGCATTAGTAGTCACCTGCTGCCCTGATCTGGCATTGCAACCCGACAAATTCCTTGACTAGGACATTCTTCATAGTGGGGATGTCTACGGTGAAGCGGTGGAACTCACCAAGACTGGGCTTGCGAATGTGGACCCAACCGTCCTTGTCAATCAGCCGGTTGTCCACGATCTTCGTTTGAACACCGCGGAACATGTTGGGGTCCTGCGCGCTCTCTACCGTGATCTTGAAGTTCGGGAACTTGGTCGCTGGTTGCGCAATGTAGATTGGGCGTACCGCTTGGATCTCAATCTCTCTTCCGTCCTGATAATCAAACGCTCTTGGCGACATAATCTTGGTTTTAAGCTGCGCTGCGTAGTTGCTTTCCGAGCGGAACTTGGTGAGGGAACCGACTGTGCCGGAGTACTCGACGATCTGGATTCCACGGTTGATGCTGGCTTCTTGGAACGAAACATTTCCGCGAGCCAACGCAATGGTGAGGTTAAGGCCGTCGAGTTTGCCATGTGCGAAGCGATCCTCTCTGGGGTTGTAGGTCAGGAAGTGAGTCAGCTTGTGAACGGTGTCACCAGGCCCACGGTAGTACCACCACACGAGCCCGGTGTAGGCATCGTATGCTCCTTGTACCAGGGACTCGTTGAAGACCGTGTCTGAGGTGTAGTCTGCTTTGAGCGAGAACTCTTCATACTTGTCGTCAAAGATCAGCTTCTCTACTCGTCCTCCGCTGATACGCTGAACGTCGGAACCGGCATTGACTCGGAAGATTCCTCCGTTGCCCCAAAAGTAGACGTCCTTATCGACCGGGACGATGGACCTTGGGAAAGGCGTACCTTGACCGATGCTGAGGGCATCAAATTCAAACACAACAGGCAGGCCGACGTAAGACATACGCCACACAGAATTCCGCTTAAAAACAATGCCATACTCTCCACCTACAATGCCTGTAACCGCGCCGGGCTGGGCGATGAGTGAGAAGATGGCAGACTGGGTGTCGTAGTCGGCCACGAAGAACTTCTCGGGATCAAGAATGGATGAGGCCCAGATGGAGAATGGAAACCCGTCTGAGTAGGACGTGGGGTTGATGTCGGCCAGGATGAGCTGGGCACCTACCACCGCACAGTAACGTGCGTATGGCAGTTCACCAGACGTTCCTCCGCCGGTGGTGGTGATAAAGTTGGAGAACAAGGTGTCAGGTACACCGCTTTGCACCTGCTTACGCTGGGGCTGATCGGCATAGTTGACAGCAATAATGTCGTCACCCCAGCTGGTGAAGTCCCAGACGCGGGGTAAGTCTACGCTCTCATCGCCATAACCAGCAGCAATGGAGACGTCCTCCCAGCTGCCTTCGTGAACCTGATACAGCTTAGTCTTGGTACCAACGTAGGTCTCGACCCGATCCACCATGTTCATGTTGACATCGGGCTCTGCTTCTAGGTAGAGATGAGAGAAGCCGATCGCTGCCTTGATGTAGTTCTTGTCGTAGTCCACCTCGTACACACGGAAGTCTGCGGAGTCACCGTTGTAGTTGTACTCTACGAAGTTGATCTCCATTGCGGTGGAGGTGTTGGTGTGTTGGATGAACAGCTTGATGTTGTGATGGGCGTCTAGTGGGGCATTGTTGCGCACCGGGACGGTGAGCTCGCCAGAGGTAGGAATAGTCATAAACCCCACACCACCCGGGTTCTGAAACAGTCTGTGCCGTACGCCATCTCTGGTCTCACCGAAGCAGTTGCCGTTAAAGATGGCGCCCGCAGTACCCTTAATGGTGAAGAAGCGGTCGTCACGGTTGATGGCAGGAGCTATGCGGGAAGCAAAGGTGAGGGAGACCTGTGGCACCAGACTGGTATCCGTAGACCAGGTCAGGCCGTTAGTGTCGTCGGTGTCTGTGTCTGAGGAGTTACCGGTAATACCATTGACACCTACGGGATCTGGGCCGGTGGGGTAAGCTGTCACCGCCGGTGATGCCTCTCTATTACCGCCATAGATACCGGTGATAGCGATGTAGAACTCATCATCCCAATTGGGGGCATTGAGGTCAGCCTGGGCCACCGTCTTTTCCGTGGTGGTACCAACGTCTGGCGGCGTCTGATCCGTGCCTAGTTCATTTTCATTCCACGTATAGACGATGCGATAGTGCTGCTCACCATACGTGACAAATTTACTCTCATCATCAGCAGTAGCACTTTCCTCACCGGTTGCATCTACCTGAATGAGTTCGTACTTTACTGCCGTGTTGACGCGATCTGAGGAGGCAACGAACGACATGAAGATGTCATCGACATTGGCAAAGCCATGCGCAAGGGTGCCAAGGGCAAAGATAGCTTGCTCGGAGCTGTCACGAGGAATCCATGCCTGGATATAGGAATCCCATGCGCGGGGGGACACGGCGTCTACGGCGATGTGCTCAAAGAGGTCTGTATCGGTACCATCGTCTGCGAGAAAGGATCCAATCTGAACGTCTTCCGTGGTACCCTGGTGTCCGCCGTCGCTAACGCCGGGTGAGATACTGATGCGAAGACCGAGTTCCAACTTGGACCAGTCAGCTGCTAGGAGGTCTGTGAGCTCGGTGAGCGGACCGGCGTCTGACAGGATGTATTCATACTCTACCCAGTCTCCATCGGCCGGAATGGTGCCAGTGACAACGACTTGTACCGGGTTTGTCTCTGTCCCAACGATGTTGCCTACCGTGCCATCGTCCTGCATCCACGCCTGAATGCCCAGAGTGTGAGGAACACCGACAACCTTGCCCTTAGCGCGTACCACGATCTTTGGAGCGTCTCCACCGAAAGCAGAGGGGATGACACGCGGGGTGTCGAGCAACCAGAGCTTCCAGTTGGAAAAGCCATCAACCTGCTCTGGCGTATCGAGGTTGTTGCAAAACACAAACTCACGGTCATCAGCGGAAAGGGAGGAGAGAAGGCTGGCGCCCTCGTCATCTAAGCTGTGTAGGTCCTGCGAGTCCCAACTCCACCATTCCTCCTGGTCGGTGTCGGTGTAGGTGACAGGCCCGGAGATCGGGAGGATGCGCTGATCTGGGAGGATGTTGGACGCAAGATGGGCATGCCCGCCAGTGACTGGATCACTGTCAGTTGCCTCGCTAAGCAACTCCCTCTTCTCAATGGGGCGATGAGAGCCGTATACCGGGAGGACGTTCTTAGCTATTTCCAGATTGGGGTTGTCGAACTCAACCGAGTCCGGGCTCCACTCTCCGAACGCTACGAATTTCTTCTGGATCGAACTCATATGTAAGTCGGAGACCTTTCCATTTCCGCCTCGTGCGCTTGCTGCTTGGATCTGAGGTTACCCAAGGCGACACTCTCGTGTTGCGCCATCTTCTGCGCGTTCTCAGCGTCATCGTAGTAGTGCTGGTACAGGTCGTACTTGGCACGCGTTCGGATGAGCTCCTCAGCGTCTGAAAGCCAGCGGTTGGTGAACGAGTTGAGCAGGGGGGCCTGACTCCCGGGTTGGAAGAATTTCCAGGTAGAGCCAACGAAAGCGTAGTTAGGAATGCCGAGATCCTTGATGTAGTCGATGCGCACGGTGTCTACCGAGCTGTCGTTGGGGATTGGGCTGAGCCAAACCTTCTCTGCGAAGTAGGCGTAGTAGTCGGGGACTCCGACCACCTGAGCAGTGGGGGTGAGCCAGCGGATGTCGTCGATGTCGACCTGGTTCAGCTTCAACCAGCGCTCGCCGCCCACCTTAACGTAGGTGTCGACAATGCGTTCAATGTCCTCTGGCCAGGAATCGGTGTTGCTGGCACCATCCTCTTTGGGGTAGGATTGCTGGTTGAGCGTCAGGGTGAACTCGTGAGTGTCCTGGTTGAAGTAGAATTCCATATGCTCATACCAGCGCATGGCTGTAATCATGGAGATGTTGATCTGGTCTACGTGACCCGGCTTGTGGATCTCTTGCTCTATGCGCTTGCGCATGGTGAGCCAGTCAGCGCTGTTGCCCGAACTTTCTAGGGTGACTTCTTGGAAGGTCGTCATTAGAGGATGACCGCCGAAATTGTCGAGCCTTCAACCATACCAATCGCTGGGGTACCGGAAGCCGCGATCATCTCTATGGTGATGACTTCGTCCTTCTGCACCTCTAAAATGATGGAGAAGCCGATGGTACGGTCAGTTGCCGCCAGCATGGGAATGCCTTCGAAGGGCCTGGTTGGATCAGCGCCGTCTATGCCAAACCCGGCCTTGATGTCTACATTAGCGTCAGAAGCCCACACCCCGTTGATGCTGACCAGGACGCTGACCTTGGCATCTCCCAGGTAAGTGATCGCCCCTCCTGCGTGTGAGAATGCCCCAGATCCCTCTGTGCCATCAACCCACGTTCCACCAGCAAAGGTGGTGTAGGTAGCAGCATTGAGAGCCGTGGTGCCCAGGACGGTGACATATCCGTCCACACACGGCTGTCCAATCACGACGTCAGTAATACTGACAGTGGTCAGACCAGACGCAGCGATAGAGAAGTCATAGATACCAGCTGCGATGTAGAACTCATAAACCCCATCGGTGGACGTAGTGATGGGGTTAGTGGCGGCTGAGCTCTGTGCCGCGTCTGAGTATATGGTAGCCGCCGTGGTACCGCCTTCTAGGTACACGTTGACTGTGGCACCAGATACGGCATTGCCGAGAGCGTCCCTGGCAACACCTCTGAAATAAGGCATACGGATCTCCGAGTAGGTGGAAAAAAACCGGGGGGGTCTTCGGACCCCCACCGGGATAATGCTTACAGGTTGGACGAGGTGATCGTCTGACGCACGATGTTCTGTGTGTACTGACCCGAGATATAGACATCACCATCAGCCGGGGTGGCTGAGACGGTTCGGACTATGATCTGCAAGTAGAGATCGCTCACATCAATCCACGCGGGGCTACCGAGTGCAACGAGTCCAGTGGAACCAACGGCTCCACCCTCTTCGGCAATGGTAGACGAGGCACCCGTGGCAAGCAGATAGTCTGCTACGCCGTCGACTCCGCCAATGGCGAGATCAATTTCGAGGGTCTCGGTCGCGTTTGTGTCCAACTCTGCGTTGGTAAGAACGGCCATGCCAAACTGCGCAGAGACGTTCTGAATCCAAGCAACGGCGGGAAACTGGGCTACCAGAATCGCGTCGTCAGCGTGGTCGACATCGAGAGAATCCAGCTTGACTCGGAAGTCAAAAGGATTCCAGGTTCGATCCGAACCGGCAGGCATCCTCGCCTGCGCGGAGAGATTAAGTACTGCACCAGCTGCGGCCATTACTTATCCTCCTTACGCTACGGTGCTGGCTGCGGCGTACGTGGAAATCACGATGGTCGCAAACGGCAACGAGTTGAACTGGGTCTGTTTGATTCCGCCCAGGAAGCCGGCGGCGACGCCGTACTCTCTGTCGTAGTCAAACTGCTTCTCAACCCAACGGAAACGCCGAGGCGTTCCACCGAGTCTTCCCCATCCCATCACTGCCGACTGCGCACCGCAGAAGATCGCTCTTCGGGTACTGGCAACATCAACGCCAGTCGATGAGTTCTGACCGAGGGGTACTCGGCTGTTCTCAACGAGCAGGACGTTGTTATAGACGCCTAGGGCGCCAGTGATGATCGGGTTGTCTTTATAACCTCCACCTTCGATGATGTCCCTATTGATGGTCTCCCAGCGGGTGCCATTGGCACGAAGCTGTGAGGTCTGGTAGGGATGAATGAAGCACACGTACAGCGGTTGCGAGAAGCCAGCGATACGAGCCGGTCGAATGGCGGGAGAGATGGTCTTAGCACTCTCTACCGCAATGTCGAGCAGGTCGAGGTCGAAGGTGTCGCCTGTGCTGTCGAGGTCTTCATCAGCACCCGTACCTGGTGTTTCACCAGATAGGAAGTGGGTGCCAGCCGAGACTGCCTGGGGGTCGAGGGGCGTGTTATGCCCAGCCAGGACGCCCGTGGTACCACTCCGACCAGCAAGCTGGTTGAAAAGAGCGGTATCCCACGCGTTGGAGAGCTGATCCGCAAGAGCGGCCTTCGCCTCGTCGCGCATGTCAAAATTGACACGCTGACGGTCGATGACGTTCTTGAAGCGGACAGCGTCCACAACTTCGTCGATGGTGAAAGTCATGTTGTAAATGGTAAGAGTCTGCTCATTACCCTCTACGGCGTCGGAGCTGGACTTGGGAGTGCTGGTCAGCTGCATACGCAGACCGATGGTATCCGTGTCGCCCGGCTTGCTGGACAGATTGTCCTTCCACTGAACGAGGGAATCACTCCGTTTGCCAACCAGTCCAGACCATGAGATCTTTTTCAAGACCTCAGCTTCTAGACCTTCCGACCACTGCTGGGGTACCAGAGCATGACTAGTACTAAAACCTTGTACGGCCATTTAGACATGTTCCTTTCGGTTGATTGATTGGTTAGGGTACACACGTTCTCCTGTTTTTACGCCGCAGGGTGGGCGACTTGGCCGGGCTCACCGGCAAGTCTCATTCTTTTACGTCGTTATGGTGGACGAATCTCCCCGTTAAGGTGGGGGTGGCCTAGTGGCGACCTGGCCGACGAGCCAGGGACCGCCATGGGGGGTGGGTCAAAGAGTCTAGAATCTCTTCCGGTGACTCCCTGACTTCAAGACTATCCTTGCCTCCTACGAAGGAGATTAGGGTCTTGCCCTCAGATAAGAGTTCGATGCTTCGGACGCTGGGTATCCGAATCAGGATGTGAGTTCCATCCTTGAACTCATGGACCCATGCGAAGATATGCACATGCATCACCTACCTTAGTGCTACGTGACGGTTATACGACCAGTGCGGCCCAGGCGTTCAAAGGCGTCAGGGTCGTCCATGAATATTTGCAACCGCTTCTCTGAGGGGACAGTCGAAAAGAACTGAGCTGCCGTCATCTCACCCGTGGTGGCTGAGTCGTTGTTGCCCGCGGAGGAGTCGGGGATTTGTCCTACACCTTGTGATGCGAGGCCCTGCTTGATGCGACCCAGGTCTATCTGCTGGGTGCCCGGGGACTGCTGCTGGGCGGGGACGACAGCCTCGTTGCCGGACTGGTAGCCCCACTGCTTGGCCATGGCGTACACCTGCTCAGGCACGCTGCCTCCACGCTCCACCTGTTCGCGGACGAGGTACATCGTCTCTTCTGCGACCATCTGCTTAGCCTGGTTGGCGTCATACCCGCGCCCGGTGTACATCTTTTCCCGAGCGTCACGTGCGAAGTTATAGGCATCGTAGTAGTCGGGCTGAGACTCTATGAAGGTTGCTTCCTGCTGCCCAACGGTGTTTTCGATGTGCTGGTGGTACTGCACCTGCTGCTGATGAGCCTGTGCGTTGCGTGCGACGGTCTGCCGGTAGTGCTCCTGCTGCTGCTGGGCAGCGATGACGGAGTCATCAATCCGGCTCACCTGCTCTGAGATGTAGCGCACGGTCGGATCATGCATGACCTCCTCACCGTACTCTTCCAGGTCCGCCTCATAGTCCTGCATCGACTGGGCGTCTGCATCGTTCTGTGCGTTCTTCCGCTCCATCTCCATGAACATCTCACGAAGAGAGGCGATAGTGGCGCTCGACTCGGCCTTCTCGGCCCTCATCGACGCGATCTCGTTCAGGCGACCCGCTGATTCCGAGCGCACCGCGGTCAGAAGGTCCTGCATGTCGCCAGCGTTGGGGTCCACGCCCTCGTCGGGTGGATCGCCCTCTACTGCGTCGTCTGGGTCTTCCGACCCAATGATGCGCTTCGGTAGGGCAGAGGCTTCTAGGTCGATCTCCTCGTCCAAAAGCTGATCTGCCGGGTTATCATCTGTAATACCTTCTTCTTCGCTGTATGCTGCTAGATCTGCGAGATGTCTATTCAACTGGTGGTCCTCCCTCTGGCGGCATCTCAGGCGGCATAGCCTGCTGCTGTGCCATCATCATTGCCATTTCGTCTTGCCCCTCGGGTGGCAGTCCACTCTGCTGTTGCATGCCCATCTGGGCCATCGCAATTTGCATTTCCATCTTCTGGATAGCGGCCTGCATTTCCATTATCTCTTTGGCTTCTAGAAGCACACGCTGAAAATCAGAGTTGATGTCAGCGGGGAAGGGGAAGTACTTAGCCAGGGTGGGAGGAATTGGCACGCCAAGTTCTAGGAGCTGCGGAATGAAGGAAGTCTCCATAATCTTGGAGAAGACTTCATGCTGCTTGCTCTTGGCTGCCACGCTCTCTTCTGCGATGACTTCGTACTGTTGGGACAGCTCGCCATCCTTGGCGGCGCCAATGAAGAGTTGTGCCTCTTCTCCGGGTCCAAGGAGCCGTTCCAACTGCTTCGGCTGTACGTACTCTGCTACAAAGTCCAAGAGCAGGCGCCCCTGAGTTTTCTTGTAGAGACGAAGGGCGTCAAACGGTTGGGACAAAGTCACCATGTTTGAGTCCTTCACGGACTGGACAGCGGACGCTGCCGTACGTTTCAGGTCCTGCGCCGTTCCGACACCGTACTGCTCGTTGACGCCGGATGACGTTGCGATACTGTTAATTGAGTGCGCAAGCAGTGTCTCGATCCCGCTCATGCTCGTGTTGTTGGGAATGACCTCGTACTTGGGCCTCGGGGTTTGCAGCTTACCGGTGTCAACTTCGATCATACCGGTTGCCTTAGCCCACTCCTTCTTCGCTGATTTCAGGTTGGTGAAGAGGTCGGCCTCGTACATAATGGCACCCTTGGGGTTAGACGCCCACTGGTGTACTGCGTGCGAGAAGAACTTGTTAGCGTACCGCTGGGGGTCACGCATGGAACGCATGAGACCGAAGTGGTACAGGCGCTGGGGGTCTTTCCAATCTTCGAAACAGGTGATGAACTGATATGGGAAGGTGGCCAGGTTGACCTCATCATCCGTGATGGTGTGGTTCCCAGCGTGGTAGGAGCGCTTGATCTGGGTAGTGGGAAAGTCCTCCACGTAGTCCACAGCCGGCATGGGTAGCTGGCTTGGATCGACACCCATCATCATAGCCTCTTGTATCTGAGCTTGAAGGGTCATGGTGCGGACCATTTCTAACGCTTCCTGGGTCTTGTCTTTGGGTACGACGTGGTCTGAACCGTCAGGGAGGAAGATGCGGGTACCGTACCTGCGTTCTTTGCGGTACATCTCCCACACTCTGATGCGGCTACGGCGTGGGTCGTAGTACTTAGAAGTCTTGTTGTGGAAATACGTGTGACGCGGGTCCTCTACCTCTCGCCCCATAATACGGGCCATGAGCCCTCGTCCCTGTGAGATCTCGGCGTTGCCGAGCTCCTTCACATCTTCGAAGTTGTCCCGTCCGAAGCGACTGATGATCTCATCTTCGTCCACCCAGCGGTCACGCATGACATAGCGAGCGTCCAAGTAGTTGGGCTTGACAGACGTTGGATCCCAGCCCATTTCCCAAATGGGAACGCGGTCCAGGTGAATGCTGCCGTCCTTGTCACCTTCGAAGTCCATGTAGAACTCGGTGACACCAACGCCGCAGATTAGGGCCGACTGAAAGGCTGCCGACTCTGCATTTTCAAAGTTGCCTCGGTCCCTTGCCCACTTGTAGACCTTGTTGCCAGCTTCGGAGAACGGAACGTCGACGTCATCGAGATCTGCGTCTCTGGGGAGAAACTTTGGTTCATAGCGATTCGTGATCTCTGCACCAGCAACCGAGGCAATGATTGGCCTGGTGCGGTCAAAGGTGAGGGCTGGGCGCCCCTCGCTGTCCAGGCGCTCCTTGTCCTTCTTTTCCCATTGGTCCAAGGCTGCGAACTGAAAGTCCATGTTGACGTCGATCTGCCAGTCATAGAGGTAGGACGTGACGTCGTCTAGGCGATCTTTGAAGTCTGAGAATTCAATCATGCTGATTGCCAGGTCTCCTCTTCCTTGTCATCCTCGTGCAGCATCTTGCGAAAGGCGTCGACGCTCTTGCCATAGTGCTGTGGCCGAGGCCAGGGCAAGGGCATGTCACGCTCTGCGATTCTGGACATGCTGTCTAGCGTGTCCTTCTGCATCGTGGTCGGGAAGTGAGAGTACTCCTCCTTTATGAATTGGTTGACGAGATCCACGATCTGCCCGCTCTCTCGCTCTTGGTAGTGAATCTTCTGGGGCAAGTAGACCCTGCCGGCTGCGAAGAGCGGGATCAGGCGCCCGATGCGGTCGTCCTTACTGAGGGAACCGCCCACCTCTTTAATGTCGAAGTAAAAGGCGCGCTGGTTCTGGACGTACTGGATGTGCTCGATGTCCGACTGCATGGAATACTTTTCGTAGCGCACTTCTAGTGGCTGCCACTGTGCAACCAGGTCGAACAAGACTTCTGTACGCTCATGCAGATTAAGCCGGTCAACAACCATGTCCACAACAAAGTAGTTCTTGTCACGTCCCAGAGCCCAGACAACGAACGCAGTCTTGCTGCTGTCCTTCTTCTTCTCGGCAGCTGGGTCAACGGTGATGATGATGTTGGCTTGTCTGACAATGTTGTTAGTCGTCCCTGTGTAGAATCTCAGCCACTCCTGCTTAAAGCCAGCAGTCTGGCCAGCACTCGGATCGCAAAGCATTTGAATGCCGAAGGTTGTTGGGCCCTGTTGCTTCTCTTGGGCGGATAGGTAAGCTTTTGAAAAGAGAACCGGTTTCGTTTTATCATGGACGAGGCTAATCGGGAGGCCTGTCTTTGCCTCGATTTGCGACTCATCCTGGATAATTTCATAGCATGGATATAGTCTGGGAAGGATTCCGCGTTCTGCCATATGATGATAGGTGTCTCCATAGGCATAGAACGTACCGATGTAGTAGCGCTTGCACCCGGGCATTCCAACATTGAGCGACAGTTCCCATCTTTCATTCGTCTTCTCCACCATGTCGGGCGTGTTGACGTTCTGCTCGTTTACAGCATCATCGTAGATGAAGTGGCTGACTCGATGCCCCGTGAAGGAGGTGTCGATGAGGCCAAAGCCGCGGACCGTACTGTCTTTCAGATTGAGAGAGCGCTGTATGACGAAGCCCTTCTCAATGGTCCAGCGTGGTGCGTCGCGCCTTGCGTCCTTCCAAAAGCGATCGGGAAACAGGGTGCGGAGGAGCTCGTTGGATTCCAATTCGTACTTGATCTGTCCTACAAAATCGTCGGCAACACCCTTGGTAACGGAAAATATACCAATAGTGATATTAGGATTCTGGATCATGGATAAGATCGAGAAGCCAAAGGTGGAAATTGTGCTCTTGCCGTGAGCTCTGGCCCAGATATTGAGCCGGTCCTCCGAATCGAACTGTACTTCGCGGCAGCGCTCAAAGAGCCACTGATTGTCCCAAAAGGACTTGGTCTTTGTCTCGTCCTGCCAGTCACGAGTAGTGAGAATGTAGCGCAACAGGTAGTACAGGTCTGAGCTGGCCATCAGGCGCATCATGTGTGCGCGCTTGTTGTCGTCGACAGAAGAGAGAAGCTTTTCTAATTCTTCATAGTCAGCCAGAGTCTTAGGAAGGTTCATCTGGCGTCCCCCGCGTCTCGTCCCGAGACGGTGGCCGTTCCTCGGAAGGAACGCCCCACATTTTGCGCATGTGTGCACAACAGGCGGCCATGCGACGAGGAGCTAATAGGTCCTGGGTCCCCATTGCCTCGCTATACTCCGCGATGTTACACGAGAGAGGTCGAGAGGAATATATCGAGCATCGTGTTCCGCAGAGTTTACTGCAACTCTTACCATCTGAATCGTTGGTCCAGTGCGGGAGGTTCCACCGAACGTCCATGCAGCACGCCCCGCACTCGTTGCACTCCCAGCCCCCATCCTCGGTGATGAAATCCCCGAGATCCTGTGGATATGGATCACTCTGAATCGCCTCCTGAATCTGATACAATGGATCCAAGCTGTGCCTCTGGTGATGCAGGTGGACTAAACAGGTCTGATAGAAGGTCTCGTGCGGACCCGGTGTCTCTTTCTGTGAACCAGTGGAGCTGGTTGACTGTGACTTCTCCCCCGACTTTGCCATACTTCTCCTTCATGAGATTGGATAGAGCGAAGCGTGAAGTCGGCGCATCGTGCTCGGCCTTCTTCATCATGTTGTCCTCGATCTTCCACAGCTTCTTTTGCTGCTCCTCTTGGAAGTCGTATGCAAACTGCTCATCGTAGTCGTCGTGGTCCTTATCGAGTGAGTTCTCTACATCGACAGCTTCCACGCCAGACTGAGAAGCAGCAGCCACCCTATCGCCTGTCCTGCGATAGAGTGCTATGAATTTCTGTTGCCACGTAGCTCCCACTGCTACGTCTGCTTTCGCTGCGCCCGAGAGGATCCTCTCCTTGTGGATTGGATCAGACAGCACCGCGTCACACGCCTCCCGAAAAGCGTCATTTTTCTTTCGCCAGTTGTAGTAGGACTGGGTGGAGAAGCCAAGCTGGGAGCATGACTCCTTGATTCCGTATCCCTCTGCTATGAGAGCCAGGAACTCCTGGCGCAGAAGGGCCGAGTCCTTCGACTGGCGGGCCACTACTTGGCCGACTGTTTGCGGTCAGAGTTGCTGGGGCGGCTATCCGCGATCCCACAATACTCCAACGCTTTGGGCTTGCTCTTCGACTGCACGGGCTTACTTCCGCCCTTGGGGGAGCTGATACCCTTGGTGCCTTTTGGCTTGCTATACGCCATGGTGTGTTCTCCTGTTTTTGGGGTTTAGGCGGGGAGGCCGCCGGGGGCGGAATGCCCTAGTACTTACGGTTAAAAAGTCCTGGCTTACCACCGAGACCACCGAGACCACCAAGTCCCTGCGGGGGTTGGGGCACCGGTGCCGTCATCGGGCCCGGTCCTGGTCCGCCACCTGGTAGCTGGTTCTGGTTGGTCTGTGGCATAGCAGCCTGTGGTTGTGGCCCCTGCCCCGGAAAGGGCGGGCCTGGGTCTGGCGTCGGGAGCTGAGGGTACGGCCCCACATTGTCGACGTACGGGCCCCACACCTGACCGGGTAAGGGTCGACCGTCAGGGCCCATCACTGGACCATTCTGAGGAGCCGGGGGCGCAGGTGGTTGGGGCGCCGGAGGTGCAGGCTGCTGAGGGGCGGGTGGCCGGTTCTTGGTGCCACCCACCTGGGGGCTGAGCCTGCGAGCGTAGGGCGACTTGGTTGGGCTGTTCTTACCGGTTGGATTGGGTTTAGGCCGGCCGCCGGGGAACTGTGACTTCTGCTTCCGGCGCTGAGCCATGTCGCCAGCTGAGAGCCGATTCTTGGACGAGCTAAGCTGTGCTTTCGCGTTGTATACCATTAGAATCCCACCCCAGGCTTACCGCCTAGTTGCACGCCCGAGAAGGGGCCGAGTGCTCCACCACCCTGAATACCATAGGGGCCCTGGTTGCGCATGGCCATGTACTGGGCCAACGGGTCTTGACCCGGCTGAGGCTGTATTGGTGCCTGAGCTACTGGACCTTGGGCTGAGGCTTGGAAGGGGGCGGGCTGCTGACCCTGTTGGATCTGAGGCTGTGGCTGTGGCTGTGGCTGTACGGCGCCCGGAGCGGACTCTGTGCGTGGACCGCGCTGGGGGCGGGAGCGAGGAGCAGCGGCGGGCTGCTTGGCCTTGGATGGGCCAGAGCCGTACTTGCCCTTACCCTTCTCCTGGGCCCACCTCTTGCTGCCTTTATAATGCTCAGTACCTTTACCGGTCTTCTCACCACGCGAGCGAGCCATCTTGCGGTTCACCTGGCGGGTTGTCCGGCGCTCCACGTTGGCCTGCTGGTGTGCCGTCAATGGCTTGCCGGTGCGCTTCTCAGCCCGTCTGGTCTTCTTGCGGCTGACTCTGTTGTAGGTTTTAACTGCGCTGCGTGCCATGTCTGCTCCTTTGTACTGTGTTCAAAGGGCCATCCCGGTGTAACCGGGAGGCGTCCTTAGGCTAGTGCCCATGTGTGTGAGAAACCGAACTCGTCCGAGACGGCCTGACCTAGTGTATTGACCTGTGTATTGGTGAACCCATCGATGTAGCCGTACAGCCCTGCCTTGGCGTAGTTTGAATCGGTATTGCCGCCTAAGGCATAGCTGAACTCCCAGGCGTTGCTGCCGTTCCACGTGTCGGGAGTACCATTGGTGACGTCAGAGCCGTTGATGAAGACCTTGGTTCTTGTCTCATCTTGTACCACCACCATGACGCACCAGGCGTTGTCGGGTATGACGTTGAGCGTGGCGTTGAATGATCCGAAACCTGGATTTGAAAGTTTCAGGACACCGTCCGCGGTGCTGAATACCTCCGCACCACCACTCTCAATGTTCGATGAGAGGTTGCGGCGAATCAGGTAACCGTTCTGCAAGATGGCGAGCGGCACCTTGATGACGCTGGCCATTGTCACACCACCCGCCCACGAATTCTCAGCCGTGTTGGCGGTAAGCACTTGGCCTGTCGTATCGCGCTGGAACCCGGTACGACCTGAGCCGTTGACATCCGAGATGAGCGTATAGTCCGTAGGGGTGGTCCATAGACCAGACACACCACCAGCAGCCTGGTTGGTCATGCTGTTCATCTTGCCTGTGTCGGTGGTATAGTTACCGTCGTCAAGCCAGAGACGCAGTGTGCCGTATGTTTCGGGAAAAAAGGTGGATGCTGCACCCAGGACGTTGTGTCCCTGACTGTTCAGGCCAACACCTATGCCTATGCCATGTCCACTCATCGGGTAATGTCAGGCTTGACGCCAGCCTTCCATAAACGAAAGCACT